GTGAGTATATCTCAATGGAGATTGATCTTGAGATCCTTGATATGCTTATTAGTGACGCAGTAACTACTGAGAGATGGTCAACTGTTTCTAACAAAGTATGGAACGGAACAGCATGGGCTACATTAAGTCCAGGATTTTATAATACTCAAGGACAGTGGTTCCAAACTTTAGGAACTAAAATCCAAAAAGTATCTAATAAGATTCACCAAAAAACTCTTAGAGGTGGTGCAAACTTCTTAGTATGTTCTCCAAACGTAGCAACTATTCTAGAATCTATTCCAGGATATGCAGCTAATACAGACGGAGATCAAGCTGATTTTAACTTTGGTGTACAAAGAGTAGGTAGCTTAGCTAACAGATTCAGAGTTTATAAAAACCCTTATATGAAAGAGAATATCATTCTTATGGGATATAGAGGTTCACAATTCTTAGAAACTGGAGCGGTTTACTCACCATATATACCATTACTAATGACTCCTCTAGTATACGATCCTGAGACCTTCACTCCAAGAAAAGGTATCATGACTAGATATGCTAAGAAGATGATTAGACCAGAATTCTACGGAAAAGTCTTTATTTCAGATATGAATGATTTATAAGATTAATCTATAGATTTTTTAAGAGAAAGGCGGTCCTTCTGGGCCGCTTTTTTTTTGCCTATTTATAAACATGGAATTCCTTTCTTAATTGAAGTCGGACAGTTATCTTTTGTCTAACTAAAAACCAAATAAATATGGATTTTTTAAAGAAGATAGGCTTTTGGGCCAATCAACTAACAGAAATCGGTGTAAGTTTAATTGCACTGGGGGTTGTACTTGAAGTACTATTCAAAGGTGCTAACATTCCGTTCTGGCCTGAAATTTCAGTGGTAGATAATATCATGGAAATATTAGGTGGATTGAATGCTGAAGGTTTACTAGGACTAGTAGGTGCCTTCGTCTTATACCACATTCTGAAAAAGAAAGGTTAAGAATAAGTAAGAGAGGCCTTCGGGCCTCTTTTTTTTTAACTATTTATAAAAAAAGATATATAATGGCAACTTTAAATTACAATATAAGAGAAAGAGTTAAAATAGAAGGTAAGGAAAGAGGAACTGACTTTGAAGTCAATATCCCTTCTGCTAGTTTCCATGATGAAAGAACTTTTAACATTTCTTCAGGTTCTTTTACCGATGTAGTTGACTTCTCAGGAGGAGAAGGAGCAGGACAATTTGTTAGCAGTAGCTTACTTTATTTTAGATTTACTAATCACTCTACAGGTTCAGTTATATTACAATTATCTTCTTCTAATGAGACATATAATATGATAGTAGGAGCCTCAGGAAGTTTTATGTTTGATAATACTTTCTTAACTGGAAGTTTCCAAAACGTAGCTACAGGGAGTTTCGATAATATTGTAAAAGTAAAAGCACAACCAGTAGATCTTGTATCAACAGTAGAATACTTTTTAGTATCTAAATAATAAAATATGGCAAATATAGTAATATATGACGGTACTGCTGATTTTATAGCAGGTCAAATGACTCCTTTCGGATTTTACGATGATGATTTAGAGTTTCAAAAAGATGCTCCTAAGGTAGCTGACTTTTGTGCAAGAAAATTAGGGTTTCCTATGATGGATGTTGAGCTACAGTCAGGTTCTTTCTTTGCTTGTTTCGAAGAAGCTGTAACTACATACGGTACTGAAGTATATCAACAGCAAATAGCACAATCCTTTAGTGGACTACAAGGAGGAATACAAGGATCTGCTGTAAATACTACTTTAATAAGACCTTCTTTACAGAATAGCGTAAGAATATCTAAACAATACGGTATGGAAGCAGGAGTAGGCGGTGAAACTACCTTACATAGTGGAATGTTAGACCTAACTAGCTCAGTTCAAGACTACGACCTACAAGAATGGGCTACTTCACAAGGAGTAAACAGTAGAATAGAAATAAGAAAGATATATTACCAAGCTCCACCAGCTATACAAAGATTTTTTGACCCTTATGCAGGTACAGGTACAGGTATTCAATCACTTATGGATGCTTTTGACTTCGGATCGTTTAGTCCCGGTGTAAATTTCTTATTAATGCCTGCATCTTTCGATATTTTAAAGACTCAAGCTATAGAATTTAACGATCAGATAAGAAGATCGGCATATAGCTTTGAAGTACACAATAATCAACTAAGGATATTTCCTATACCTAAAGAATCTGGTTCATTAAAGATAGATTATTATATTGAAAACGAAAAAAGATTTACAGATGATGGATTAAATATAACTTCTAGTGCTGAATTAGTAGGAGGAGTACAAGGATCCGGTGGATCATATTATTCTAATAACGATAATAACTTAATAACTAACATATCTAACGTTCCTACTAATAACCCTATATATTCTGAAATAAACTCTATAGGTAGACAATGGATATTTAAATATGCTTCTAGTTTAGCTAAAGAAATGTTAGCGTATGTAAGGGGAAAGTATCAAACAGTACCTGTTCCTGGTGCAGAAGCTACTTTAAACCAAGCAGATCTACTTGCTGATGTAAGAAGTGAGAAAGAAGCATACGTAACCGAACTTAGAGAGATATTAAACACAGCTTCTATATCAGGCCAGTTGGAAAATCAAGCAAATAATACTAAATTTTTAAATGATGCACTGGGTGGTGTACCTATGACTATATATATTGGTTAATGAAGCTATTAGATATTTTAAAAGAACAGATAAACTATACTCCATACGAAGGTATGGTACAAATAATATTCGACGGAAGCGAAAAAGTAGGTGATTTGGCTGAACTATTAAGAGCATTACCTGGAGTTACAACAGTAACGTTAGCTTCTGGCGATGGAGAGTATAAAGAGACATTTAAAGTAAAGCTGATATCACAGAAAGAAGGTGCAGAAGCATTTGAAGCTTTTAAAACTAACGCTATGAACAAATACAACTTTATAAAAGATGTAGAAATAGCACAAAATACTATAGAAGAGAAGTAATGTTGTTTGGAAGTAATAGAGATTTTGATTTATTAGTAAATATAAACCGAGAACTACTAAAAGATATAGTAGAACAGGAAGTAATTTACTATAAATTTAATTTAGACGATACCGTAGCTAATTTATACGGAGAAGCATTGAATAAAACTTACTTTGAACCAGCTAAACTAAATTGTTTAATAACTAGAGGAGATCAAGTAATAGATATTAATGATTTTACATTACCTGATTTAGAAAGAGAGGTATCTTTTGCATTTTTAAGAGAAGATTTAAAAGATTCTTCGGTTATTCCGGAAGCTGGAGATATAATAAACTGGCATGAAGATTATTACGAAGTAGATAACGTTACAGAAAACCAATTATTCGTAGGAAGAGATAAAGCTTATAACTTAACTAACTATGGAGAAAAATTTGGTAGCAGTTTATCTATAATTTGTACTACTCATATGACAAGAAAAGAAGCAACAGGTATAGATTTTAAAGGAACTACTTATTTATAATATATGGCAGACGATATAAACATAAATCCTAAATCTCAGAGGCAAAAAAGAGTAGATACTATTGAACCGTATAAGGTAGAAAGGTATGAAGCTAAAAAACCTGGTAGTACTGACCGTAAAAAAAGAGAACAACAACGCTCAGTTAAGAATGATAATGTAAAACCTTTTACTTTAGGTTTAAGAGATATAGATGAAGCTATATTTTACTATTTCAATAACGTTATTAAACCAAGCGTAATTCAAAAGGGATACACTAAAGCTGTACCTGTACTATATGGTTCACCGGAAAGATGGAAAACTGTGCAAAGCGACGGGTTTTACCGTGATGAAAAGGGGAAAATACAGTTACCTCTTATACTAATTAAAAGAAATACTATATCTAAGAATAGAAACTTAGGAAACAAGATGGATGCTAATAATCCTCATAACTTTGGAGTATTTAAAAAGAAGTGGTCCAAAAAAAATCAATACGATAGATTCTCTATATTAAATAATAGAACACCAGTTGATGAGTATTATGCTGTAGCAGTACCTGATTATGTAAATATTACTTATTCATGTATGATATTTACTCAATTTATAGAGCAAATGAATAAGATTATCGAAGGAATAAACTATGCTTCTGATTCATATTGGGGTAATCCTGAAAGATTTAGTTTCAGAGCTATGATAAATGACTTTAATATGGTTACTGAATTAGTAAAAGGTCAAGACAGAACGGTCAAAACTGAATTTGATATAAATTTAATGGGACATATAGTACCGGATACTATTAATACTATAAGACAAGGTAATTTAAAATATTTTAGCAAAGGAGCTGTAATATTCGGATTAGAAAGTGTAGTAAATATAAATGATTTATAATGGCTAAAAGATTTTCAGCAACAAGAAGTACTTCCTTAGCAGTTCGTTTTTACGATAATGTATCTACTACTGGTAAATTAGTGCAACAAACTATAGAAACTATGACAGATGAACAAAAAGCATATTCTGTAATCAATAATGCTCATACTAGTAATAGCAAGACAGTAACAGTAAATACTGGTTCTGCAACAGCAACTTTTGTATCTACTTCACTAGCTACAGTACCAACTGGGTTTCCAACTCAAAGTATCAATGATTTCACGATATTTATAAATGGAGTAGCTGTAGAAAAAGAAGCAGTAACATCAGTGGCACAGAGTGGAGTCAATGTAGTAATTACTTTTAATGCTACTCAGCTAGGATACACTATAAGTGCTAGCGATGAGTATATGATAACAGGAAAATTAGAAGCGTAAAATGGCAATAATTTCAAGAAAACAGATATCTGGTGATTTAGCTGATGCTAGAGTACTAACCGGTTCATTAGTTGTTAGTGGATCTGAGGTAGTAACTGGTTCATTAGACGTTACAGGATCAATTACTTTAAACGGTGCATCAGTTAATGCAGGAGGAGGAGATACAGGGTCTTTAATCACAACAGCTTCTAATTCAGGTTCAACACAAGTAGTAACTTTTACAAAAGGAGATGGTAGTACTTTTGATTTAACTATAGTAAGTGCCTCGTATGCAGTTACAGCCTCTCATGAAAGTGTTACTGAAGTTTCTTCATCTCATGCTGTTATAGCTGATACAGCTTCTTATGTAGCTGGAGCCAACGTAGATGGAGCTGTAATAACTGCAAATACAGCATCATATGTAAATTCAGCAAGTATAGATGGCACAGTAATTTCTGCATCTCACGCAGTAACAGCTTCTTTTGCATTAAATAGTAGTGGAGATACTTTTCCATTTACGGGTTCAGCTCAAATAACAGGTAGCTTAGGCATAACTGGTTCATTAAATGTACAAACAGCTGCTACATCATCTACAGCTATCTTTACTAATAATATTCAAAATGGTTACCCTACATCTAATGAATGGGGAAATAATTTAGATGGAAGTTATTTTGATAACTTTGATAATACTACTCATGTAAGTGAAATTTTAAGATTTATAGCTGGTCTTCTTTCCTCTTCTGCAGCAAATCCAACTGCTAATACTAAGACTTATAGCTCTATAAGTGAAAATAAAAGTTTCGGTTCTACCGACTCTATTGCAGGTAATGTACCTCAAGATCAAGACATAGATGATATAACTTATTTAATTACTAAAGGATTTGCCGAAGTAGGAGGTACCTTATTTCCAGGTAGAACTATTTACAAATCTACAACACCATTAATATCATATACTTCTGTAGCAGGAGGATCAACAACAGTATCATCTTCCGCCGACGCTCAGTTATTTGGACTAGGAGGATTAGATAGCGGGGGTGCATCTGCATTCAAAGTAAGCGGGTCTCATGGATTTGTATTTGCTAATACAGGATCAGATGAGCAATCTGAAGCTTCTTCTTCAGCTACTATCTTAACTCAGTCTGCTTTCGGAACATCAGGAGGAGTAACTTTAGCTAAAATAGAAACAGTTAATCCAGCAGTAATACCTGCAGCTTTTCAAGATGGAAAATTTGCTTCTGTCTTCTCTAAAAACTTAGTCAACTGGACTGATCAATCTCTAACAAGTGTATCATCATCCGGTACTTATACTATTAATACTACTATTGGTATAGCTACTGGATCTCAAGCTAATTTTGTAACTAAAACTGCAAGTGAGACTATATTCTGGGCTCCTGTAGATAATATAGAATCTAATATAGGTTCTCAAACTTTAAGTACCGGTTCTACATCAGTAAGTTCTTTAACTTTGACTTCTGGTTCTTTATCTGGAGTACCTCATGTAAAATCAGGTACGTATAAATTAGTTTCAACTGCTAGTGGATTATTCGAACCTATGTATGCTGCTTCTACTACTTTAGGAGACGTAACGGTAACTTCACCAACACCATCAAATGTTACTGTAAGTAATACATCAGGAATAGATACACTATCAACATCAGGTGGAACTATACAAACAGCTAATGCAGTATTTAGCACAGGTGGAGTAGTAAGAAGTACTTCATCAGTACCTTTCAGGACTGATAATTTTCATATAGATGCAACATATACTTTAACAGGATCAGGAACTACCTTTAGTGAAAGTGGTTTTGCTGATACTGATTTTACTTTAGCTATCAAAGGAAGAAATAGAGCTTCTTCTCAATCTACTTTAAAAACTAACACAGTAAGTATTCATACTGCCGGTACGTTTGGACAACCAGCTGCTAGTGGGTCTATGGGATTCTTTGGAGGAGGAACAGCCTCTACAACCTTGATAGAGTATTTTACTAACGAAACATATAGAAGAGTAATTAGTTCTCCTACAGGATTAACTACCGCTTGGACAAGCACAGATAAATTAGCTTTAGGAGATGGAAAAGGATTACAGGTCAAACCTGGATTCTTAGTTAACCCAGAATCAGCTAATGGTTACTTTTACCCTACAGGTGGTTTTAGTGCTTCTCATTATAAGTGGTATTTAAGAGAAGTTGAAACTGGTGCTAGTTCAAACCAAAGTACTTTAACTATAAATTTAGATCCTAACTCTTCTTCTGACTTTGTAGATTTTAATACTACAACTAGTAATAAAATAGCTATAGGAGTAATATTTGAAAATCAATTACCGGCTAATAGTGGTGATGCAAGAACAATCATATTTGATGCTGTTAAAGGAAATAGTTCATATGGAGGAGCATTAGATAATCAAGGTGCAAGTACACAATTGAATCCATTTAATGCTAACGTAGATATTCAAGCAGACTTTTCATCTCTTACTAATTCATCAGGTACTTTGACATTAGGTTTAAGTAATGCAGTAGGTCAAACAATAAATGGAAGTAACGATAAAATCTGGTTATTAATCAGATATACTGGTACACCATCAAATACATTAGAACAAATAACAGTATCAGTATCGTAATAAAGAGGAATAAAAATGGCATATAATTCAAATAACAGATCAGAACGATTATTACAAGGCAGGAGGTTTACTACTGATGAACTTACTTTAGCTCAAGAAGCGTTTACAGATGTATTTGACCTAGGTGCAGGTGAAATATTTACAGATGATGGTCTTATTCCTTCTGGTAGTTCTCAATTAGCTTTTAGTGGGTCAACCCAAGACGGTGGTATCATCTCAGGAAGTGTTGTAAATCCAACTTTAGCACCTAATGTAGAAGTATTAAAATATCACTTTAGAAAAAAATTAAAACCTGCAGGTAACGGTAATAGACAGGTATACTACTTTACTACAGCCGATCCATCATCACCTACTGATGGAGTTTCTTCTGACCAGTTAATCGAATCAGATCAACAGACTAATTTCGTTTCTCCTAAATACATTATAGCTGCTCATAGTACTAGAAATGCTGAAGCAAGCACTACGGGGTATAAAGCTGTAGTATTTAAAGATACATCTGCTACAGCAGGAGGTATAAGTACTGATGCTATAACTGATGATAATTATGTATTCGATTATAAAACTGGAGTACTAACTTGGAATAGTGGTGAAGCTCCAACAACATCACAATATGTTTATATGTCAGTCTATCAATATGTTGGTAGAACTTTACGCTCTCAGATTGATGATGGTACTGTTGGAACTTCTATGATAAACAACGGACTTAATAATAGAGTTTTAACTGCTATTAATAGTTCCTCTATGAATGGAGAAGCTAATCTAACATTTGATGGAAGTTTATTAACTGTTACAGGAAATGCAACTATTACAGGAAACTTAACTGTAACTGGAGATACTATAGAAAACCAAGTATCTAACTTAAACGTACAAGATAAATTTATTCTTCTTAACTCAGGATCGAGTACTGCTACTGATGAATCAGGAATAATCTTTGGAGGTTCTGAAGGAGCAGCTAATTCAGGTTCAGCTTTATTTTGGAATGGAGATTTTAATTCTAATGATGGAAGATTAGCAATAGGAAGTGCTGCTGCCTCTTCTACAACTACTACAGCTAACTATTTTATAGCAGGAGTAATATCTGGATCTTCAGATATAGCTACTGGATCTCAAGCAGATCACTATGGTAATATAAGGATAGATAACGGAGATATCTTTATTTACGTATAATAATCAATTTTTTACTGGCAAATTAGTTTTATTAGGCTTTTTTTATTATATTATAATGGCTATTTATAATGGTAAAGCTTTATTGGCCCCGTAAGGGGAAGTGGGCTATTGTAGTAACCAACCATAAAACTTAAAATTATGCCAAATTGGAAAAAAGTAATAGTTTCGGGATCCAATGCATCCCTTAACTCAGTTTCCGGATCTGTTCTTCTAACCGGAGATTTAAACGCAAATTCAAATAATTTACTAGGAGTAGCTAAGGTTGGATCAGCCGCTAACGACGAATATTTAGACTTCGGTACTGATGCTATGATTAAAGTAGCAATCGATAACGTAGAAGATTTTAGATTTTCAGACGGCGGTACATTTCACGCTAACGCTGATGTTGTAGCATTCTCTACATCTGTAGCTTCTGATGAAAGATTAAAGACTAACATTCAGGATACAGAGTATGGACTTGATCACATCTTAAAATTAGAATCGAGACAATTTAACTGGAAAGATAAATTTAACGGTCAGCAAGATATAGGATTCATAGCACAGCAAGTACAAGAAATAGTTCCAGAATTAGTAAAAGAGGTAGATGGTTTGAATGGAGAAGATCCTCATTTAGCTGTTGATTATTCTAAAGTAGTTCCTATTTTAGTAAATGCAATTAAAGAGCTAAAAGGTGAAATAGAAGAATTAAAAAACAAATAAGTTATAAAATATGGGTTTCATTATAAACGCTGATCTTGAGACGAGTCAAGGCCCGACTCAGGAACTATATGTAAGAGTTGAAGGATTTTCTTTCAATAAAGTAACTGCGCAACTTGGATTTCAAGTTACGTATTGGATAGATAGAGAACATGCTATTAGACATAATAGAGTATATCTAGAAGAAGAAGTAAGACCTATGGAGGGATTAGTGCAAAATAAAATTATGTATTATGATTCTCCTAGTAGTGACGGTAAAGAATTAGAATTGTCTCAGTATATAAAGAGTCAAGTAGCTGAACAAAGAGAGGTTGACATACCAGAATATGGAGATGAAGATGTAATTGAAAAAGTACCTTATGTAAGCTTTGATGAAAATGGAGATGAAGTAATAAAATATAGAGAGGTAATAAAACAAAAAACCGTTTTAAAAGGAACTAAAAAAGAAAAAAGGACTGTAATAGATTTGAAAGCATTCGATAATTTATATGAATATTGTTATAAAAGATTATACGAATATTTAAGTAGATTTATAGCAGAAGAAAAAATAGAAACTGTAAAATAGATGGCAAGATTTATATACGGTACTAACGATATCTCAGCATCAACTTTTCCAAGTTGGTCTAATGCGATAGATGAAGGAGCAAGCAATATTTCTCAAAGTACTGCTTTTAGTGATTTTCATCCATCTCAAGGACCTGAAGATTTCGGTATACAGATACTTCAAGGAGCTTCTGTATTTTATGGTAACGTAGTACCTGGTAATGGTGGAACTTGTCAAATAAATGCCCCATACTCAGTAGCAGCATCAACTTCTACTATTACAGTTAAAAACTTAGATATATCTGCTGCCTCTATAACATTACATGCTAGAGCTAATTATCCTCATACTTTTGATTCTTGGAGAACAGCTGCAGGTGGTGGTGGATCATCTATTAGTACAAATAATACAGTTACATTAACTGATGCTTCAATAGCAGATCATAATAATTATCACGCTCACTTTACAACTACTCATGCCGATACAGGTTCTGTTACGTTCCCATCATTTAATGGTAGTGTATTAGGAGGTGATAGTGCTGCTGCTTGTTCAAGCTCAGTTGGTACTACTTACTTCTATAATGGAGATGCCGAAGGAAATATACCTGTAATTGGAGATACTATAGGTACTAACGATAGTTTATCATCTACTGTTACAGCAGGATTTATACAGGTAGCTGGTAATGATTTTGTTCAAACTAACGGAAGTGGAGTAGTTATAGCATCAGGTAGTTGTTAAAAAAAATAAATAAAAAGTTTTGAAAATAATTTGGGTTTTAGAAAATATAAAAGATAATCAAAATTCTTTCGATTTTTATACTAATAGTAAGCTTAACGTATTATTATTATTAGCATCTGTTAACCTTTGGAGAAGAAACCACCCTGAAGATACTTGTGTATTATACGCAGATGATATTACTATAGATGCTTTAGATAAATTAAAAGTATTAGATTTTTGGCATAAAATACTTCCTATTCCTAATCCAAGAAAAATAAATAAAAGCGTCTTTTGGGCATCTTCAAAACTTCAAGTATTATCATCAGTTAAAGAGCATGTAATATTGATGGATAATGATACTCATATCTATAAACCTATAAAAAAATATTTAGATTTAGATAAGATTTATGTTCATAATTTAGAAGTAGGTAAAGGATATTATCCGACTTCATTAGACGAATACGTTAAAAAACTTACGTATAAAGCAAGATGGCAAACCGAATCAGTTAATGTAGCATTTTTAAATTTACCTGATTATAAATTTACAAATAGATATGCTGAATTAAGTTTAAGTATAATGGAAGAGTTTACAAAAATGGAAGTCCCTCATCCTCAATATTTAATTTTTGCCGAGCAATTGCTTTTAAAACATTTGATGGATAAAGAAAATATAGAATATAAACCTTTAATATCTACTGATTGGGACTGTGAAAAATGGGAATGGGGCAAAGATAATAACGAAGGTATTTGGAAATTAAAAGAATCTGGTTTATATTTAAAACATTACGGACCTTTGAAATCTTGGATAAAGGATAGTAAAGCAGACCAAAACTATGATTCAGAGATAAATCATTTGCTTAATTGCATAAATTTACCTAACTTAGACTTAACCGGTATTATAAATAAATGATGGGTATTTTAGATAAAGAATTTATTAGACAGTTTATTACCAATGATGAAAGATGGATAAAAGACGTTAAAGGTAAAGACTTAAAAACGTTTACTCCTGTTAAATATAGATGGACTCATGGAGCATCAGATTATGATTTAGGAGATGGATTATTAATTTACTCTATAATACAATTGATGAGAGCTAAAGTATGCGTTTGTTTAGGTAGTGGTGGAGGATTTATACCTAGAATTATGACTCAAGCTAGAATAGACTTATATGACCAAGGTATATTTGAAGGTAATAGAGATTATAACCATGGAGATATAGGAGCTACTTATTTAGTAGATGCTTGCAATGGAGTAGGAGGTGAAATAAACTACGAGGATAAAGATAGTTTTTTTAGACATCAATTCGTTCCTAAATTTATAAAAGAAACAACTGAAAACGCTTACTATAATTATTTTATTAAACAAGACATTAAAATAGACTTTTTGCATATAGATGCAGGGCATTCTTATAAAGAAGTAAAAAATGATTTTGAAT